GATTATCCGTGGCGATTCAGTGTAGCTGATAGTGGATATAAACAAACTCTATATTCATATGAAACTAGTAAAACATATGTACGTTATGGTAAATCAACATCTGCAACAGCAGGTACCTGGGCTACATGGCAAGAAGTAATGAGTGCAAGTGACAATGGTGATCTATATGTTGGTGCAAACGTACCGAATGCCATTAATTCGTTATCACAAACAGGATTGTCATTATTAAATGGTCGTGGTGTTAAACAAATAGTTAATAGTGTAAATGAGATAGCGTTAATTACGCCAAGTGGGGATTCAGTTGCAGTAAATAATTCATCAAATGCGTTTCGTGCAGCTGCATATAGAGGTACTTTCACAGCTCCACAAGCAACTAAGGCAGATGATGAATTATGGTTAGGATTGATGGGTTACAGTGGTAGTGAATTTACTGTAATGCATAGTGCAATACGTGCATATGCAACTGATGACTGGACACAATCAAGTAGAGGGGCTGGATTACAATTCCAAACGACTGCAACTGGAACTGCAACTCGTAGATCAGTATGGCAGATTGGTGCCGGTGGTGCGTTAGCCCCATCAAACGATAATGCATATGATATTGGTGGTTCTTCTTTACGTGTAAAAACTATCTTTGCAGCATCGGGAACTATTAATACCTCTGATGCACGATTAAAAACAGAAGTACGCCCATTTGCAGATAATGAGATTGCAGCAGCAATCGAATTAGGTAAAGAGATTGGGTTCTATAAATGGTTAGAAAGTATTGAAGGTAAGGGTGATGATGATGCACGTGAACATTGCGGTATGACAGTACAGAAGGCTATAGAGATAATGAAGAAATATAATCTTGATCCAATGTCTTATGGTTTTATATGTCATGATTCATGGGATGAAAATACAGTTGTTGATCATTATGATGAATCTGATAAACCAGTGTACCGTACTGACCCAGCAGGTGATCGTTACTCTTTCCGTTTTGACCAACTAAGTCTTTTTATAGCACGTGGACAAGAAGCAAGGCTAGAAATAATTGACGCAAAGCTATCTGCTTTAGAAAGTAAATAAATAAAACAGTGAGGGATTAAGGAAAATCCCTCCGATTAACTTATATAAGGATATAAACAATGGCAATGGATATTTTTAGCGGTGCCAACCTTGTCGTTTCTGTAGGGACAAGTGCAGGCTCTACTGTTGCGACCGATTTTAAACCAATTCCAGAAGTAGCTTCATTTGCAACTTCCGGTTTTGAAAGTGTAGTTATTGATGTAGTAACATTCAACTCTGCATATAACCGTAAACTATTGGGTACTAAATCAATCCCCGATATTGAACTAACAGTAAACTATTTACCAGATGATGCAGTGCATCAACAACTCGAAACTCTAGCAGATTCGCAAAGACGTTGTCAGGTTAAGATTGAGTACTTCACTGATGCATCACATGCAGAAGGTTTTTATGTAATTTATACAGCGTTCGTTTCCAGTACTACTATTGCTGGTGATAAAGACGAAGTTGTTACTAAAGCATTTACCCTTGCAGTTGATGGTGGTGCATTAGAATCAGGTTTACTACCAAAAGCATGATAATAATAAATATGGGTGGGTATTAAACTCACCCATTACTTTATAGGACACAATAATGAATTTAGAAAAATTAAAACAAAAATTAAAACCAGCTCTAGTACCTTTTGAAATTCTTGATGAAACAATTTACATTCATCGGCCAGCAGCAAGTGATTTACTTAAATGTGATTCTGTCGCTAATACTCTACTTTATTGTGTTAAAGATGAGAATGGTGATCCAATTTTCTCAATTGAAGATATTGAAGGGCGTATTAATGTTGGTTCAATTGATTTTTTATATCAGAAAAAAATTTACGACGCTATTTCTAAACAAGCAGAAGACGCAGATTCAATCACAGAGATTGAAAAAAAGTAATAGAGTCTCCAGAATTCCGCTATTATCTTAAGATGATTAATAAGAGGGGGTTAAGCCCCTCAGAATTTGAAACTATCGAACCAGAACTTTTTAATGCATTGATGGTTTATGATCAATATATAGAACCTTCCGGTACTAAAATGGATATGTATTTCCATGCTCATCTTTGCCATATGATTACAATGAATAATCCAGGTATGACTAAGGAACTATCTAAGAAAATTAAAGTATCTGATTATGACTTCTTGGGATTACTGGATGACTCAAAAACTACAAAAGAGCGATATGAAGAAAGAACCAAACCGAAGGACCAAGTCAGCGAAATTGAGAAAATTGGCAACATGATTAAAGCTCAAATAAAAAATAAAAGGAATTAATATGGCAAAAAAAGAAAGGACTGTTGTAGAGATAGATGGTGATGTCAGTGGTTTAAATAAAGCCATTGGACAAGCAGAAAAGAAACTAGACGGTTTTAGTCAAAATGTGGGTGGTTCTGTAGGTGGCCTTGCGAAAGACTTCAGCGGTGGGTTGGGGGCTGTCTCAGGTGGGCTTACTGGCCTTGCAAGTGGGATTGGTTTAGTTGTCACAGCAACGGCTGGTTTAGTACTAAAACTCAATGCAGCAGTACGTGAACTAAACCAACTATCTACACAATCTGGAGTTAGTGTAGAGGAACTACAGAAACTACAAAAAGCATTTTATGATACTGGTCTTGGAATTGATAAGTTTGCAGATCTTAACCAAGATGCACTTGATAAACTTGGTGATGCAGTTGCAAATGGTGGTTCTGTTGCTGATGATCTAAAATCGGTTGGCTTAAGTGTAAAAGATTATATTAAGTACATGGGTGATAAAGATGGTGGTATTAAAGCACTAATCAATATGTACTATGACTTACAGAAAGCTGGTGCATCAACAGCCGAAGTTAAATTCCTAATGGAATCTGTTGCAAGTGATTCATCTCGACTTGGTGAAGTACTGAATCGTTCGGCAAATGCTAATGACGCATGGAACGTGATTCAAGGTCAATCTGTAGCAGTAACTAATGAAACAGCAGAAGCATTTAAAACATTTGATAAGAATTTAGATGCAACAATAACTACGGGGCAACGTTTTTTATATGACTGGATTAAACCAACAATTGATGAGCTGAATGGTTTATATGATTTAATGAATAAAAGTTGGACTGAAACTGAACTGGTCAACATGCTTAAAAAAGGTACTAAAGATTTCTTCCTTGGTGGTGATGGTATTATTCCAGATACATTACGTTCAATCACTGGTGTTGATGCAACTGAGGTTCCAAGTCAAGCCCGTACTGATATGCTTGCCAAGCAGCGTGAAGAACAACAAAAAAAAGAAGCAGAGCGTTCCGCAAAACTTAAGAAAGAACAGGAAGACCGTTTATCCAAGTTACAAGAGAAGCGTGAAGCGGATGAAAAGAAAAAAGAAGACGATAAAGCTAAGAAAGCACAGGACTCTGCAATAAAATCAGCTCAATCAGCAGCTAAAGCCAAAGCAGCAGAAGCCAAGAAAGCAGCAGACGAACGTATTAAAGCTCAACGTGAGTTAGATGCACAGCTTGCTGATATGACTATTGGTGAGAGTGATCGCCAGTTTGCAATTTTTGAACGCCAGCAGAATGAAATAACTGCAAAGATTAAAGAGAATGGTAAGGTACTAAAACTTTCACAGAAAGATCTTGATAGTTATCTTGCAAAACAACGTGAGTATGCAGCGTATCAACGTACTGAAATGACAAATCAAATGATTGGTTACTCAGATCCAAATGCTCAAATGAAAACTAATATTGGACTTTTGCAGTCTGGTTCACTTAATAGTACTCAGAAAGGTTTTCTTGCGGATCAACAAGCTCAGGGACTTGGTGATAATCCAAATCAACAAAATCAAATTAATCAAAATAATCAAGCAATGCAACTTGAGTTACAACAGAATGAACTACTTCTTAAAGGTCATGAAGACTATGAGAAACGTAAAGCACAAATAACTGCAAAGTATGCATCACAAGCTGTTGCTATTCAAAATCAAGAAACTACTCAATTACTCCAGGGTATGGAAAATTCCTTTGGTCAGATTGGTGATGGTATGGCTGCTGCATTTGGAGAATCATCTGCTGCTGCTCAAGCCGCATTTGCAGTACAGAAGGGTGTAACCATCAGTATGACTATTCTTAAGATTCAGGAAGCTTTAGCAAGTGCACTAGCTCTAGGATTTCCACAGAATATACCTGCATATGCACAAATTGCTGCTATGGGTATGAGCATTATTAGTACTGCGAAAGGAACTAACGCAGGTCAATTCCACGGTGGTATAGATGAGTTACCATCTAGTTATGATAATAAATCATTTATGTTAAAAGCGGGAGAGCGTGTTGTACAACCAGAAGCCAATAAGAAACTAACCAGTTTTCTTGATAATCAAGAGAAAGGTGGTTCTTCTGGTGATGTAAATGTTAATGCACCTCTATATGTATATGGTTCTGATGATGATAAACAATTCCAAGAGAAACTTAAGAAACACCAGAACAGTATTGTACAAGCCGTCCGTGATTCACAAAGGCGAAACTCATAATTCAAATTCTAATGGGGGCAGTAGCCCCCTTTGTTATAAATACAGGAAGTTAAATAACAAAAGGATTTATTATGATTAACTTATCAAAAAATATTAAAGTATCAACTGTGAATCTAAAAAGCACAGAACCTAAGTACGAACATCAATCCGGGACAGGACAAATAATACAACGATTAACAGGTATTCAGTACTACGAATTAGAATTTACACTGACTTTTAATACTAAAGATAGAAGTGAAGTACTTGCATTCATTGGTGAATATGGACAGGGTAAAGCTTTTGAAATGCAACTTGGACACTTATCAACTTATGTAGGTAATCAGACTGGAGCGGTTAATAGTACTGATGTATTACCTGCTGGTACTATTGTTATTCCAACAAATGCACAACAACTTGGTCTGGGTGAACTTATTCAATTTACTAACCATAAAAAAATTTACCGTATTATTTCTAGTGCTGACACGTCACTAACCATATTCCCAGCACTACGTTCTGGTGTACAGGCAGGTGAGATGATCCGTTATAATGGTTTAACAATTAGTGCAGTACTTAAGGCAGATAATGATTATTCGATGCCAATTACCAATATCGTTGAAATGAAATTTAGTGCAACGGAGAAATTCTAATGGATGAGCTATTAACAAACCCCAACTTACTTAAGTACTGGAATCTAGTTAAAGGTGAGAGTAAGACAAAGTTAACTATTACTGATGTTATGTCACTTGGTCAGCATGTTACCGCATTTGATGTATTTCCAGTTGGGCAGAATTCAATTCACTGGACTGATGCATTTAAAGATATAACTCTTGGTAGTCGTCTATATCTTTCATTTCCAGATATAGTACAGGACTCTCTACCTAGTTTCAATGAAGAGAAAGGTGTTAGTAATAACTCAATATCATTCAAGATTAGTAATATCGATAACTCTGTACAGATGATGGCTCTATCTGGTCAGCTATTTAAAGCTAAAGTAAATATAATTATGGTTGTACTAGATCCATATACGACTGAACCAATTTATTCTTCCTTGATGTTTTGTGGATACATTGATTATTGTCAGGCAATTGCAAATCCAAACGAATCTGTTACTGAGATGACAGTTAACATTAACTCCATTTATCAGAAGTTAGATGTTCAGACTCGTACGCTTGCATCAAATTCAGTATATCAAAGCTATTATAAAGGTGATGAGTTTATGAGCCTATTAGGACAGGTCAATAAAGCAGATCAGGAATGGAGAATGAAGAAATGATTCATAATGAGATAATGGCGATTATTGAAGTTGCTATGAAAGAAGAATATCAGTACGGTAAAAATGATTGCAATATTGTTGCATTGCGTATTGTAGATTTACTATGTGGTACTGATTGGTCAAAGATAGCAAAATATAAAAGTTTAAAGTCTGGACTTAAACAGTTAAATGATCTTGGATTTGATTCAACCCAGGACATTATTATTAAAGAATGCAAGGAAGTAGAAATACCAATTGATGGTGATATCTGGCTTGATGATGATAATCCCTTACTTATGGGTATCGTAGTATCAGCTCGTCTACTTGGTGTTAGTGAAGATCATACTAGATTCGAATTACAAAATAAAAAAGGAAATGGAAAGTATTATAGAGGTGGGAAAGATGGGGATAAGTGGTAATGGAATATTTGGAGCATTAATCACGGCAGTAATGGTAGCCGCTGCCGTTTATACGGGAGGTGCAACACTTGCAGTTGCTGCATATTGGGGTGCTGCTGCCGGTGCACTATCACTAGTTGCAACAAGTTTAATGGCACAAGTAGGTACTACATCTGGATATAATGACGTAACACAGGCTTTAAGCCGTTCTACGTCACCATCATCAGGTTTACCAATAATCTATGGCGGTTCTGGTCCAAACAAACCCGGTAGTTCCGGCGGTTCATTTGTACTAAGTTCTGTTATCAACAACTGGTACAACGTACCAAATGGTAGTTCTCAGTACTTCTTTAGTGAGCAAGTAGTATCAATGACTGGAACTGGAAAACACATTGAACAGATTTATTTTGATGGTGAACCAGTACTTGAAATTCCAATTAAACAAGATGGAATAGTTCCGAAAGATTCGATCATCTCTAAATTCCAAAAGTATTTACAATTAGAGGTTCGTTTTGGTGGAGAGTATACAACAACAAAAACACTTGCAAAACAGTACGCTGGTCCGAAGTGGACAGATAAATTTCTTGGGAGGGGTGTAGTATCAATTTCTTCAGTTATCTTTAAAACTGAGCAAAGTACTATGGATGGTATTTTGACAAATGACAACTTTAATATGACCGTAGAATTAAAAGGTCAAAGCATTTATGATTTTAATTCTGGTAGTATATTTGCCACATCTTGCCCAGCATCACAGGCATATGATTATTTTGTGAATCCAATCTATGGGCTTGGTATAGACCCAGCTTTAATTAATAGACAGTCATTTACCGAAGTTAGTCAGTGGTGTTTTCAACAAGGATTGACTAGTAATATTTCAATGTCTTACCAAAGTACATATAAAGAAAACTTAGAATCAATTTTACAGGCATGTGCTGGTATTATATATATTCATGGTGGTCAGATATACCTTACTGTAGATCGTAAAACGCTATCAGTACATTCATTCAATGAGTCCAATATTGTAGGTGAGGCAAGTATCAGTACTTCAGGTACATCAGATTATTATAATACAATAGATGCGAGTTATACTAAACCAGATTCTATGTATGCAAATGAAGTACTACGAATTCCATCCGATATAGATAACGATGAAGTAATTAAGAGTGATGGCATGGTAATTACTCTTGCACGTGATTTTAAATCAGTATATGACCCAAATATTCTTGCAAATCTTGTTAATGCAGAGCTACGTAAGACTAAATTTGCAAAACGTACTCTAACTTTTACAACTGCTGAAGGTTGGGATATTCGAGTATGGGATAGTATTGATGTTAACTTTAAAGAGTTAATGGTATCTGGGAAGTTTAAGGTACTATCAAAATCAATTGCAACAGATCAACAGAATGTAGGCTATTGCACAATTACTTGTATTGAGTATCCAGATGCAATCTTTGACGGCACTGATCCGGGTACTTGGTCGCCTGGTGGTATAATTAATCCAGATGAAGGGCGTGCAATACTACCCCCTACAAATCTCTCAGTGACACGCAAAGGCGATACAAATACAGGTTCAGTAGTTAACCTTAGTTGGGCAGAAAGCCCTTCACAGAACGTTAGAGGCTACTACGTTTATTATCGTGAGACTGGTCAATCAAACTGGATTATTGCAGGTCAGACTCCACCAACAAAGTATGAGTTTGATATTTTTGGTTTAGACATTGATAAGAAATATGATTTTGGTGTTTCGGCATTTAACATTATCGGTGGTGTATCAGTTAAAGCAGTACTAGGAAATGTAACTCCTGAGTTTAACTTCGCACTACCTGCCATTACTGGATTGAAACTAACTAATGCAACTACTGGTCTATATGAAACTACTGCACTAGATTTCAACCTAATATGGGATAACCAAAGTAATCTTAAGGTTAATAATTTATCATTCTCAGATTACTATAAACATTATGTTGTACGCATTTATGATGATAGTACTTTAAAAGCAACTTACTATACGAAAGAGGATGGTTTTAACTTTACATTCGAATTAAACAATCTACGTATTCGAAAACCAACTATTGGTATTACTGCACAGGGTTTTAACAGTGGGACTTTCTCACCAGAAGTTAAAATTACTGTTGAGAATAAACAGTGTGGATTAGTTGAAGGTGTTAGAATATCTGGTGGTTTTGGTAATCTATTCGTTAACTGGATTGAATCGCTTGAACCAGATTATGCAGGTGCAAGTATCATTCTAACAAGTGATTCCAGTACTCAAACATTTATAAGTAATAAGCCAGAGTTTGATTCTGTACCAAACGTACAGGATGGTAATTATAGAGTTAAAGTAGGTTTATTCGATGCATTTGGTATGGATAACATCAGATACTCAGATGATATTGAAATTGGAATTAACTCTAAGTATGTCTTTACGGATCAGGATGCAGATGCAATTAATAATATTTTAGATTTAGATAAACGACTTGATGATACATTAAGCAATGCAGTTAACGAAAGTAGCCAATATACAAATACAAAGATTGATGTACTACAGAACCAAATTGACAATGATATTAATGCAAAAATTACAGAGATGAATCAAACTATTGTTGATAACAATACGGCAACCACTCAACAGATAACTCAATTGAAATCAGAAGTTGACGGTAATATTTCAACTGTTAACCAAGAGATGGCAACCAAAGCAAGTAAAGATAGTATTGATTCCTCATACTCCTTATCTGTTAAAGCAGGTGGTGAAGTTGCAGGATTTAGACTAATGGCAAGTGACGGTACTGAAAAAACTAGTGCAATATATTTTGCAGCAAATAAGTTTGTAATTTCTGGAAGTGATACAGCGGTAGTTGGTGATACACCACCATTTAGTGTTGTAAATGGTAAGACATATATCAAGACAGCAATGATACAACAAGGCTCATTAGGTTCTGCTTATATTGCAGACGCTGCAATTACAAATTTAAAGCTGGCAAATGGTTCAGTCAATGAACTTAAGGTGGTTGATGGAAGTATTACTAACGCTAAGATTGGTAACTTTATATCATCTAATAACTATGATTGGAGTACTGGGCAAACTGGTTGGCTTATTAGTAAGGATGGTACCGGTATATTCAATAACGTAACAGTACGTGGTAACTTATTAGCCCAGAATGGTAGCTTTGCATTTAACGGTACTAATAATGTAGTAGAAATAAATGATCTAGGTGTAACAATAAATATACCAGGTGGCGGAATGATTAGACTTGGGAGATGGTAATATGCCAAATGGACTTTATATTAATTTAAATGATGGCGGACCAGCAATGGAGATTACGGCGGGACTTAGATGTCCCGCTTTTGCGAACCAACTACCTGCACAATGGGGAAGTCAATATACTATTAATGGTTATGTACCTGGTTCACAGATTGTTGTTTTCCCAAAGGACTGTGTATATCGAGTCTTTAGAGGGACTAACCTAGTACCAACAATTGGTATGTTTTCTAGCTATTCCACGAATGGATCGCAAATTACAATGAATACTTGGTGGTCAGATAACTGGGGAGAAGCACGTACTTTTGCATCTTCAGTGTGGCAAATATATCCATCAACTATATCCGGTACTTCAGGGTTATACATTCAAGACTCTTCGAATTTTCTCGGAATTACTGATACATCATCGATTGGTTATTGTATATTTCGCGGTACTATTACAGTGAACGGTACATGGACTATGCCAACATTTGATGGTGTGGACCGATCTAGATATATCTGTTTTGCCAAATGGTCAGCAGATGGAATAACAGTAGAATTTGATGGAAATAATATAACTGCCTGTGGTGATAAAAATGGTGATGACCAAGCGGCTACGGTATCAATGCAAATTGCAGTGTTTGCAGCAGCACCACCATCACCTGCACAGTACGGGTTAAACTTTTTTAACGCTGCTGGGCAATGTACATTTAGTACTGCAAAACGCCCATTTGTTTATAACGGATTCAATTATAACCCATCATGGGATTATCAGGATATTGGGAATCGTTTTGTAATGCTTGGTCGGTATGGATACGATAGTACTGTATCAGGCTCTCAGGACTATCTAAAATGGTCGGGTTTGATGATGAGTGGTAATAGTGTGCGTTGCTCAAAAGGCCGGACTAATGCAACATGGACTGCTAATTACTCTGTAACAGGCAGACGTTTAACATCACTTAATATTCCATGTATTGAAAATATGTATTGATCCCAAATTCTATAAATAAAATAGTAATTAGAATAATAACAAGGATATACTATGGAATGGTGGTTTTCTGTAATTGTAGTACCATTTGTGGTTTATCTCTTTAAGTCGTGGTTGAATAGTCGTAAAGATATGGTTAATCGTATTGAAGCACTAGAATCAAAGGTAATTACAGCAGAAATACGTATAAGTGAGATACGTGATGATGTTGAAGAAATCAAAGAGATTCGTGATGTATTAACCGATGTTAAACTTGACATTAGAGAGATTAAAACATTTTTAAATAAAAAAGGGGCGTAATGCCCCTTTTTATTGCAATTGATTATTCATATCTTTAACTCGGTTAGGTGTTTGGCGATACCATAGAGAATCTATTGATTCACGCCGTATACCATCACGATCATGTGCCTTAGCTGCTGTAAGTAGTTTTTTAAACTTCTGTACTCCAGCCAAACCCAATTGGAATAACATAATCACAAGATAATCTTCAATATCACGTGGTAGTACTCCAAGATTGAGTGTCTTTAACTGCTTCTTAGCTTTCTCAATATCATTTGCAAGTAGAATATCTGCATCAATTGGAGGGAGTCCATTACTATATTCTTCACCTTTCTGAATAAGATGTCCATAACCTATGGTTAAGTAACCAAGTGAATCTTTATATGGATAAAACTTATCATTTTTAAAGTATCCTTTATACTTCTGATATTCCAATGATCCCTCATATTTTATTAAACGTTCTTTTAAATCTGCCACCACTAAATACTCCATAGTTAATTAATTATGGAAATATTTATAGAAATGGAATGGCAGTACTCACCTGATTGGTGTGAAGAAGATATGTTAGATGGTAGTCATGTGGGGTTTGTGTATATGTTTCACTTTACTGATTCAGATGAGGTGTATTTTGGGGCAAAACAAATATGGCAACGTGTAAAAGATATTAAGAAACTTACAGATGATTCAAAAGAGAATGGATGGAGGGAATATACTAGTAGTTCAAGAATAGTTAATCAAAAAATTGCCGATGGTGAAAATTACACAAAAACTATTCTTTGGTGTTTTCCTACTATGAGAGAAACATTACTCGTAGAGTCAATGGTAATTATGCATCACATACTTGATAGTAATTGTCTTAACCTTGCAGTACTTAACAAATTACGTGCACCATCTTATTCAGAGAAAAAACGATTAAAAGAAACTATTTTTAGTATATTGGAAATTACTAAGTTTAATTGCTAAATAATATAGAGGTGTTATAAATGATAAGAATAAAAAGTAAAATTAATGGCTTGCAACAATCGAAGCTATACATTAATAAAGAGGGAAGGCAGCTAGGTAGTGAATTCCAAAACGAATTAATCACAAGGACTCGTGAGTTAGCCATTGAAATGCAAACTGATTTAAATGCATCTATTGACAAAGGAGCCGTCAATTTTACAACAAAAGCCATCCACTCTTGGTTTAAAAAGAGCAGGACTGGCGTTAGTTGTTTTATTGGAGTTCTTCCAAATCAAAATGAGTATCTATACGATGTTATAGTAGAACCCAAAATAATTGATAAGTTTGTAAATACATCATCTGCACGATTAACTAAAGAAGGGAACATTTCGCAGTTACGTTCTGGTATAAAAAATAATAAATTTAAAGTTGTTACATCTGGTGGTAAGAAACGATTGATTGATACTACTAAGAAAGATACTCAAAGAAAAACAAAGCGTGTAATTGGACTTCATGAGTCTAAGAAACGCAAAGTAATTTATGACTTCTATTCTGAAGCTGAAATGGGCATACGTCTAATCATTTCAGATATGCAAGGTCATTTTTCAGTGAAGAGGGGATGAAATGAATATCGAAGAACACCATTATGGTGAGAATGTAAGTAAAATTAAACTTGATGGAATTACTCCATTTGCAAACTCATATAACTTTGATGTAAGTATATACTTACAAAATAAGAAACTTAAGAAAGAGCTGAAGAGAATTGATCCAAATATCAAACAATATATGAATATCGTATTCCAGTACCGTCAAGGTGATTGGGATGTTGGCAGTATTCTCCATTGGGAATATGAAGGGATTAAATTTGACGTAGTACTTTTTGGTTCACATATGATCAGTCAGAAGGGGAGGCAATTCTATCAGTACTGTGTAGGAATAAAGGAATGATTACCACAATACTAGAACTTATCAAAACTGGATTATTTTTTTTCCAGAAAAAACAAGAAAAAGAAACTGATGTAGACTTAGAAAAAAATAAAGAAGCAAATGAAACTAATAGAGAAGAAATCAAGAAAGGGCTAACATGGCGTAATGCTTTGGGATTTGCCATTACCCTTATCATTCTCTACAATTGGATAATTGTACCGGTACTAGATGCTTTTGGCATTGTGGTGATTCAAGTACCATTAGGTCAGTTGTTACAAGTGTTATTGATTATGGTTGGAGGAAGTTAATTTTTAGGGGTGTTGTGAACAAATTTTCTAATGATGATATACTTTTCATTTAATTGAGGATTGCTAACTATGTCAGATGAAAAAGAACTTTCAGCTCTTGAAGTTCAGCAAAAAGCATATGACGCATTGAAGTCATATCGTGATGAATGGAAACAAATAGATGTTGATAAGCTTGTCAGCGATGGAGTACTAAAGCCAGTGCGAGGGGGTTATCAAGTACTGGATCATCAACGACTACCTGAAGTTGCAAAGAAGCATACAAAATCAATTAAGCAAACTGCCAAGGGTATCGTACTGATTATCTCTAAACCAGATCATAAACTCTTAAAAAAAATTGATGATTTCTTTGGTTAA